ATGAAAACTAAACGATTGCTAAACCCCAAACTTCTTACTGGCATCGTGGAAAAAGTGCATGAAGATAATCTCCCAGTAGAGATTTGTGTAGGTGAAAATAAGGGTGGGTTGGTTGATGTACTATTTGTGTATCCGGAAACATTCCAGGAGGTCTTTGAACCTTTGATGGATAGTGTATTTAATGAGGTGTTTGGTCCGTTAGAAGGAGGTTTTGAGCTATGAATACTCCATGTTTCACCAATAACTTGCTTGCCATGCAAGAGAAGTTATATCAATTTGCTTATCGATTGACCACTAATGCTGATGCGGCACGTGATTTGCTTCAGGAAACCTCTCTTGCAATATTGGATAACGAGGAACTATATACTCCTAATACCAATTTCTCTGCTTGGTGTCATACAATAATGCGTAACTTATTTGCAAATCAATATAGAAGGACGATGCGTGAGAGAGCCTATTGTGATACTGTGTCTAATTCTATGTTACGGTCTTATGATTCAGCAGTAGGTAGTTCTTCTGATACGTCCGAAATACTGCAGGTTCTGGAACTGCTACCCAGCATCCAAAAAGAATCCTTCATTTTGCATCTTTCCGGGTTTAAATATCGTGAAATTGCAGAAAAATTGAATTTGCCCTTAGGAACTGTAAAAAGTCGTATTTTCCAATCTAAACAGCAACTCAAGCTACAATTGCAGGACTTTGTATAAATCAAATGAATATGAATATAAAGTACAAGGATATAGATGCTATATTATACGCTCTGTGCTACGCTAATGCAATGTTGGACCTTAAGATAGAAGAACTTGAAAAGAAAGGATTCAACAATGTAACAGCCGCCTATAAATTAAAAAAAGAAGAACTGAAAAGGGCAATGGATTCACTTCAAAAGATAAGGAAAGAACTGCATCTAAAAGATGATTATGCTTATAATGAAGCATTCGGGAAGTAGTGTTTAACGTATAACAAATAAGAAATGAATAAGAATATACTCGTAAAGAAGGAAAAGCCTTTTTGTCAATTAAAGAAGCTTCCTGGGGTAAAGAAGTACAAAGTTGATGCATATTGGATTAACGATACTAGCGATATAGAACCGACACTAGAATTGGGATATGCGTGCACTTCTTCCGGAAATAACGGAGCTATAAACATTTGGAAGGATGATACAGGAATGATTCGCAGTGAATTAATGCGACACTTAGTAGTTGTTGAAAAAAGAACGTTTGTCAGCTATGCAGAAGTGGAAAAATGTGTTAGTGATTGGCTTAAAAGAATTAACGAATAACAAGAATAGTAATGAACATCGGATTAATTGACGTTGACGGTCATTACTTTCCAAATTTCGCTCTTATGCGTGCCTCTGCATATCATAAGGCAAAAGGCGATCAAGTAGAATGGGCTACACCTTTCAGCAGATACGACAAGGTGATGGCAAGTAAGGTGTTTACTTTCACTCCGGATTTCAACTATCTGATATTGCAGGCTGATGTAATCGAAAAAGGTGGTACCGGGTATAATATTGCAAGCAGGCTTTCTGATGATGTAGAAAACAGTTTGTTGATGGACTACTCCATTTATCCCCAATATCCTTTTTCCATACAGTTTTTTAGCAGGGGATGTATTCGGAAATGCCCGTTCTGCCTCGTTCGTGAGAAAGAGGGATACATTCAGACCGTTGAGCCGGTGGAGTTGAACCCGAAAGGAAAGTGGATTGAAGTGTTAGACAACAACTTTTTTGCGAACCCGGAATGGAAAAATGCCGTAAGCTATCTTTTGAAAACTAGACAACCTATCAAGTTACATGGCGTAGATGTTCGCATAATGGACGAAGAACAGGCGTATTGGTTGAATAAACTAAAGATGAAACAGAATATTCACATTGCTTGGGATTTACCTCAAATAGATTTGACTGATCGGCTGAAAGAAATGATCAAGTATGTGAAGCCTTATAAGATTACTTGCTATGTCTTGGTCGGCTTCAATTCTACCATTGAGCAGGATTTGTTTCGGCTTAACACATTGAGGAGTTTAGGTATTACTCCGTTTGTTCAACCCTACCGGGATTTCACGAATAAAAGAAAGCCTAAACAATATGAGTTAGACCTTGCAAGGTGGGCAAATAAAATGTGGCTGTTTAAGTCATTTGACTTTGTAGACTTTTCGCCTCGTAAGGGATTTAGATGCGATTATTATTTAAAGCAATTTGCGTAAAACCAAACAGAAAGATATGAAGAAGAAAACAGTAACAGTACTGGCGATTGAATATTCAAAAAGGGTGTGTGATCCTCAACCTGAATTTATTGATCGAATGGATGTAAGAGGATTGGTTATGAGTGCTTATAGAAGTGGATATAATAAGGCTCATTCAGAGCATGTAAAGCGCATCACCAATATCGTGGAGCTAAAGCTATCTGACATTGATTCCCCTGTGTTTACTCATACAAAAGAGTTTAGAGAACATTTTGATTACATAATGTCAAAAATCAAAGAACAATTTGCGTAAAACAAGAAAAATATGGATATAATAAAATCAGAATCAGCAAAGCAGATATTAGCGCGTTCGTATGATGGTGGTCATATCTGCTACGAAAATGCGGAAGCAGCGGTTGAAACTGCTGAAAAGGAAATAAAACAGAAGGCTATTCTAATGTTCTCACAGGTTTACGACATGAGAAACGAACTCAATAAAAAAGAGGCTGTAGATATGTTTGAAAGGATATTAACCCAATAAAAGAAAGTCATTAACCCTTTAAAATGATACGACCAAAGCATTACAATTATCACAACCGGTCCCGACCCGCCAAGCGAGAAAGGACTACATTAATCACTTCCGTCAGGAGAAGCCATTAGAGGGAATATTCTTCACTGACTTCATCCGGGAAGTTCTTGAAAAGCGCAGCAGGCGTAAGTCTGAACACTATGCAGCTGTTTACGATGCGATCATGAAACACATTGATAACTTCTCATTAGAGTTTGATTGTGACATTTATACCAATTCCGTTACGGCTGAGTTTCTGGACGATTTTATAATCTACCTAGAAGATCAGGGACTCCGGCACAATACGATTGTAGGTTATATCCTAAAGATTCAAACACTCATTCGCCGGGCATCTCAATACAACTATGCGGTAGATAACACCTACGATGAAATCGAACTACGTACAGAGCCGACTAATGCCGTGTTCCTGTCAATGAATGAGATTACCCGTATCTACTACTACAAGTTTGTTAAGCAGGATAAGCGGAAAGCAAAGGAGAGAATTAGAGACATGTTTGTATTGGGATGCCTCACTGCTTTGCGTTATTCCGACTATTCAAGATTGACAAGTCAAAACTTAATAAATAACTATATTATGATCCGAACAAAGAAAACCAACGTTGATGTGAAAGTCCCGGCACACGACTATGTAAAAGAGATATTCGCAAAGTATGGCGGTCAGGTTCCCTGCGGCTTGTGTATCCAGTACTTCAACAAATATCTGAAGGTGATAATGAAAGAAATAGGTCTAAATGATCTGGTTACTTACTCATTCACCAAAGGAGGTAAGATCATCACAGTCACCCGTGAAAAGTGGGAACTAATATCTAGTCACACAGCTAGACGTTCAGCGGCGACGAATATGTATCTCACTGGCCGGATGAAGACGCTAGAGATAATGAAACTCACCGGACATCGGACAGAACAAAACTTCTTCAGGTATATTCGTCTTACCGGTGATGATACAGCCCGATCCATTTCGGGAGATATGTTTTTTAGAAAATGATTAAATGAGATGAGGCTATAAAATACTAATATGGAATATAAAAAACGCATTTCTATTCGGTTGGATGAACGTAGTGCAATGCTTTTGAATGAACTTTCAAAAATAACACGAACTAGTACATCAATTATCATTCGAGGAATGGTAAACCGTAGTATTGAGGAATTGATAGATAAATCAGGTAACTGGAAGATACCGAATGAGAAGGATAAAGAAGGGAAAGGTTAATGATAAAGTTATGGCTATGATCGCAAGCAATTACAAGCAGCTAAAACAACTGTGTGCCGATCATAGCCACGGACTTTATTGTTCTAAAGACAATGAAGATATTTTCCAAGATACAGTATTGTTTGTATCTCTTGATGAAAAAGCCTCATCTCTTTCAACTGACAAAGAATTGATAGATCATTTCTGTTATCGCTTCCGAATGATAGAGTATCAAGCTATCAATGATAATAAACTATTAAAAGAAATACCTTATGCCGACTATTTACAAGCCCCAAAAACAACAGAAGAGGAATGATAACTATTACGATGCAGAACGGAGGAAAGTATATAATTCCGATCGTTGGCGTCGGTTACGTGCATGGAAATTTGCATGTAATCCCCTTTGTGAAATGTGTTTGAAAGAAAATAAAACAACTCCAGCCGAAGATATCCACCACATATCTTCATTTATGAGTACGGATGATCCGGTACAACGTAATCAATTGGCGTATGACTACGACAACCTGATGAGCTTGTGCAAAAAATGTCATCAGGTGGTGCATAATAAAAAAGGGAGTAGTAAATAGCTACTCCCTAAATGCCTTTGCACGGTTCACAAGCAAAGGCGGTGTCAGATAACAGTTGTATTAACTAACTGAAAGTGAACCTATTTTGTTACCAATATCTTTTAAGGCACGATTAAATATTTCAAGCTCTTTCTCATTAAGAGTATATACATGCCCTCTAACCTTATATCCGTTAATACGTTGATACAACCACGCACGGCTCTTGCCAAAATAGTTCTTGGCAATATATGACACAGGGATTAAATCTATAATATCATTCATCTGTTCCCGTATATTGAGACGACTACTAATACTCTCAACGTTATTAGCTATTGTGTCCAGAGTTTTATCCAGATGTTTTCTAATAGCTTCTCTTTCTTCTGGCTTGGTGTACAAAGCCTTCATCTCGTACAAGTGTGCATCAAGTTCATCCCCATGCAAACTATCCATCTTCAACAAATCTTCTTCTAATGTTCTCATATCGTTGTTAGAGCTATGCCCCTCCGAAGAGGGGCGATTACTACTTCTTTAATTTCTCTTTTCTTTCAAGGAGTTCTGATATCCTTTCGAGTATCGCATCGGTACGGGCTTCATCATCTTCTTTTCCTATTTCCAATATAAGTACCTTGCGTTTCCATTCTCTTAGATTCTGTTTCTCCTTTTCAATTTCGAACTCAATCCGTTCAAGTTCATTCAGTTCTTTCATACTTTGTTTTAAAGGGTTAATACTTTGTTTATCTGACACTACAAAGATACATAATCATTTGTATATGTACAAGCGTTTAGGGCAATATTTATACATAAATCAAACAAATAGGGATTTCCCTACGATATTAATGCGAGAATCTTAAATTTAAGTTAATTTTAACTTTTATCTCGTCAAAAAGGGGGTATGGGGTCAAATTTTGAGCAAATGAGCCTTCCAAACCTCGCCCTACCTTAGTTCACACACACGGCATTTTTTGAAAAAAGCCAAACTGTTTCGTTTTGTTAAAAGCCACGTTTTTGTCTGACAATCGTATGGTTTTATAGTAAAACGAGTCAAAATCATGGAAAAAAAGAAGAAAATCAGCTTTAAACTACCTGAAACGATCAAGCATAAAGAAGTCCGGAAGATTATATCGGACCTTGCGAAGCAATTGAATGATAGAGGTATGCTGGAAATAGCCGATATCCCCCAGCTGCACAGGATGGCCACGGCTTATGATGCTTATCTGGAATGTGTTGAAGTCTTGGCGCGGGATGGAATGACGATGGAGAATCTAAAAGGCGAATGGGTGAAACGTCCGGAGGCGAATTTGCTTAAAGAGAACTGGAGCCAATACTTGGAACTGGCAAAAGAATATGGATTGACTGCTAAAAGTAAAGGGCAAATCAAAGCCATGACCGCAGGAGATAATGAAGAATCTCCACTTGAGGCGTATCTGAAAGGCAAGAAAGAAACTCGTTAATGCAGACAAAGACTTACTATAAATACGCTCAAGACGTTATAGACGGGAAAGTCGTATCCGGTAAGTTCATTCAGCTTGCTGCTGAACGTTTTTTCTCCATGATGGAGGATGATCGATACGAATTCAAGGAGGAAAAAGCAGATGAAGTCATAGAATTCTTCTCTATTCTTCAGCATTTCACAGGTCGGCATGCAGGGAAGCCATTCGTCCTACAGCCGTGGCAGCAATTTGTAATAGCAGCTATCTATGGGTTCTATATCAAGGAGACGGGGGAACGACTTGTAAAGTACGTCTACATAGAGATTGCACGAAAGAACGGAAAAACGGCTTTTGCCGCCGGACTATCTTTGTATCATCTAATCGCTGATGGAGAAATGGATGCAGAGGTGGATCTTGCAGCCAACTCTAAAGAACAGGCGAAAATCGCTTTTAAGTTCTGTTCTCAATTCGCAAAAGGAATTGATCCGAAAGGAAAAGACCTTGTTTCTTTCCGTGATAAGGTAAAATTTGAAAAGATGTTATCTCTACTGCAGGTCTTTGCCGCTGACGATTCTAAATTGGACGGTTTTAATGCATCAATGTATCTGATAGACGAATACCATGCCGCTAAGAATACGGGATTGAAAGATGTACTACAGTCATCGCAAGGTATGCGTGATAATCCGATGGCAGTTATTATCACTACGGCTGGATTCGATAAACTAGGTCCATGCTACCAATACCGGGAAATGTGTACGGAAGTATTGTCTGGGTTAAAAGAAAACGATGCACTTTTTGCTGCTGTCTTTTCTCCTGATGAGGGAGATGATTGGAGGAATCCGGAGACTTGGCAGAAGAGCAACCCCAATCTAGGAGTTACGGTCAAACCTCAATATTTGCAGACGCAGGTACAGTCAGCAATTAACGCACCTTCGGAAGAAGTCGGTATTAAAACAAAGAACTTCAATATTTGGTGTGATTCTGAAACAGTATGGATACCAGACCACTATATTTTGCAAGCTTCCGCAAACCTTAACTTTGAGCAGTTCCGGGATATGGATTGCTATGCGGGTATTGACTTGTCAAGTACAAGCGACTTAACATGTGCCGATTTCATGTTTCCAACCAAAGATAAATATTATTTCAAAACTCTCTATTATCTGCCGGAAGCGGCATTACAAGAAAAGAGGTTTAAAGATTTATATGGAGAATGGCGTAGACAAGGACTAATCACCATTACACCGGGCAATGTTACCGATTACGACTATATTTTGAATGATATAATGCGTATTCGTGAGATCGTTTTCATTCAGAAAATCGCTTATGACTCGTGGAATTCGACGCAATTCGTTATTAATGCTGAAGAAAAGGGGCTACCGATGGAACCATTTAGTCAAGCACTTGGAAACTTTAACCGCCCGACAAAGGAGATGGAGCGTTTGATTCTTTCTGGTAAGGCTGTCATTGACAATAATGTGATTAACCGACATTGCTTCCGTAATGTGACTATGGCGCGTGACAGGAATGGTAACACAAAGCCATCAAAACAATTCGAGGAAAAGAAGATAGATGGTGTAATTGCTAAGTTGGAAGCACTTGGAATATATCTAGTTTCACCCAGATACGGAGAATTCTATTAATTGTCTGACAACTTTTTGGTTAGTAGAAAAAGTATATATGAAATTTTTAGGATTAGAAATACGAAAAGCGAGTAAACAGGAAACGTCACAGGTTACAGCCTGGAGTTTTAATGGTTCCCGTCCCATGTTTACCAGCAGAAGTAAACCAATGCTGCTGTCTACTGTTTACCGCTGTGTTGATCTTATCTCGGACAGTGTAGCCGTGCTTCCGCTGAAAACCTATCATTTAGATGCAGATGGATTTAAAGCCGAGGCTAAATCTCATCCGGCATACTACATGCTCAATATGGAGCCTAATGAAGATATGACCCGGTATGTTTTCTTCAAAACTCTTATGGCTTCCGTACTGCTAACTGGTAACGGCTACGCATACATTGAACGCGATAGTAAAATGAATGCTGCACAGCTCATTTATTTACCATCCAGCCAGGTGACGATAACTTGGGTCTCTGACCGTTCGGGGATTATGCGTAAACGGTATCAGGTAGTAGGTTTTAGAGAACTTGTAGATCCGAGAGATATGATCCACGTGCTTAATTTCTCTTATGACGGCATTATTGGTGTGTCTACACTCGAACATGCGCGTCAATCTCTCGGGATTGCAACCAGTACGGAAGAGCACGCAGAAGGTTTTTTCAAGAGCGGTGCAAGTGTTGCAGGTATACTGACGGTTGAAGGGACTCGACTGGATAAAGACAAAAAGGATCAGATATACCAGACATGGGAAGAACGTACAAATCCTATAACCGGACATCCGAATGGTATTGCTGTACTGGAAGGGAATATGAAGTACCAGCCTATTTCTATAAGCCCTAAAGATAGTCAGTTCATAGAAAGCAGGCAGTTTAACGTTGTAGACCTCTGCCGATTCTTCTCTGTATCCCCAGTCAAAGCTTTCGATCTCTCTAAATCCAGTTATTCAACTGTAGAAGCTACTCAACTTCAATATTTAACAGATACAGCCCTCGCAGTTATTACGAAAATAGAGCTAGAAATAAACCGCAAAGTCTTTCTACCATCTGAACGGGGGAGATTTATATCTGAATTCGATACTTCCGCTATTCTAAGAACCGATAAAAGTGCACAGGCTGCATTTTGGAAGGATTTGGCTACAGTAGGAGCGGCTACACCCAACGAAGTTCGAAGAGAGAATAATATGCCTAGAATAGAGAATGGAGATAAGGCTTTTGTACAAGTGAATGTACAGACATTGGATAACGCCGTGAAAGAAAAAGTGGATGAACCGCAAAATAATCCCGATTTGTCAGACAAAAATTTGGTTAGTAAGTAAAAGTACAGTTATGGACGAAAAAAGAGAAATTAGAAATACTTCATTCCAGGTGCAATTGACCGGAGATACGGAGGAAAAGAGAACTGTAGAAGGCTACGCACTGCTATTCAATACACCATCTGACGGGCTTCCATTTGAGGAAGTTATAGAGCGTGGGGCTTTAGACGGAGTTATTGAGAAAAGCGATGTATTTGCATTGCTGAATCACAATCAGACCCGTGGTATTCTTGCAAGAAGCAAAGAAGGGACCGGATCATTATTTCTGTCCGTGGATGACAAGGGATTGAAATATCGATTCGAGGCACCGAAAACAGCACTCGGAGAAGAATTACTGGAAAACCTTCGTCGCGGAGAGATAGACCAGAGTTCTTTTTGTTTCGATGTTGAAAAAGACACTTGGGAAAAGAAAAATGACGGAACCTGGAAACGTACAGTTCATAAAATTGGCAATTTGTACGATGCTTCACCGGTGTATAATGCGGCATACAGCAAAACGTCCGTGTGTTTGCGTGGTAAAGAGCAAGTCGAAGAAGAACTTCGTAAGAAAGAGCAGACAGTCCCTGAAGAATATTACCAAAGTATAGAGAAATCACTAAATTTATAAATTTATGGCAAAAGAAAAAAGTATTACAGAGTTAAAGGACGAAAGAAATCAGTTGATTGCTCGTTCTAAAGAGATTATTAATGGCGCAAAGACTGAAAAACGTCAGTTCAAACCGGAAGAAGCCGAAGAACTGGGAACAAACCAGCAGCGCAGAGCAGAAATTGATCTTGAGATCGAAGAACACGAGGTTATGAATCGTCAGCAAGGAAAGAGGCATCAGCCGAAAACAAATGAAAGTTTTTCACTCCGTCGTGCTATCCTGGCACAGATGAATAAAACAGAGCAACGTGCCAGTGAAGCATCGGTTATTGAGGATGCAACCAAATTACACCGTTCTGTAGCCGCTACTGCTGAAAATTGCGGTGAGTTGATTGTCCCT